AATCATCACTAATACAGAAGATGATGTATCAGCCGACCGTCTTAAGAATGCAGCAGCTACTAAGAAGCTTGCCATATTTGATGCATTTGAGATATTAAACCGTATTCAAGAGGAAGAAAGAGTATTAGAAAACAGACCCGCTGAGGAAAAGAAAGAGGCTTTTAAGGGTTTTGCGGAAAGAAGATCTAAATAATGTACGAACAGAATTTAGTTAAAACCGTAGAGCCCGTAAAGCTTACTACAATACATCGTTTAAATCGAGGTAAGAAGTGGTCGTACGGTTACAATAAAGAACATGACCTTGTTGTAATTAGCACAACCGGAGAAATTGGCGAAATCATTGAGATACAAAATTTGCGTATAGCATTGCCGCCGGCCCCCAAGAACCTTAAGAAAGGTAATAACAAATGGGAGGTTACAGAATATCCAAAAGAATTGAAGAATATAAAAACGATATTCGATTGGAAAAACTTACCCGAGGAGTTTAAAGCAAAGTGGGAGGGCTATATTGATGAAGAATTCAACCGCCGTGAGAACGGTTATTGGTTTTATAATAAGGGTATTCCTACTTATATTACTGGCACTCATTACATGTATCTACAGTGGAGCAAGATTGACGTTGGACACCCAGACTACAGGGAAGCAAACAGAATCTTTTTCATATTTTGGGAAGCATGTAAAGCTGATACAAGATGCTACGGAATGTGCTATCTTAAAAACAGACGGAGTGGTTTCTCATTTATGGCATCTGGAGAAACAGTTAACCAAGCCACAATATCAAGTGATGCACGATTCGGTATCCTATCAAAATCAGGTAGTGATGCCAAAAAAATGTTTACAGATAAAGTTGTACCCATTTCCCTTAACTACCCGTTTTTCTTCCGTCCTATACAAGATGGTATGGATCGACCGAAGACTGAATTGGCATATAGGGTTCCTGCCTCTAAGCTGACTCGGAAATCAATCCAAAGCGGTGAACAACGAGAACAACTTGAAGGTCTTGATACAACGATCGACTGGAAAAACACAGGCGATAACTCTTACGATGGTGAGAAGCTTAAACTGCTTGTCCATGATGAAAGCGGTAAATGGGAGAGACCGGACAATATATTAAATAACTGGCGTGTAACAAAAACTTGTTTGCGTCTGGGTTCCCGCATTATTGGGAAGTGTATGATGGGTAGTACATCGAACGCACTTGACAAAGGTGGTGACAACTTTAAAAAATTATATAACGATTCCGACGTTACTAAGCGAAACGCCAACGGCCAAACTAAATCTGGGTTGTACAGTCTTTTCATTCCAATGGAATGGAATTACGAAGGTTTTATAGATGAATACGGCATTCCCGTATTTAATACACCCACAGAACCTGTTTTCGGACCACATGGTGACGTTATAGAAGTTGGGGTTATAGATTATTGGGAAAACGAAGTTGAAGGTCTTAAAAGCGACCAGGATGCTTTGAACGAATATTACCGTCAGTTCCCTCGTACTACTGACCACGCATTCCGCGATGAAAGTAAAAATAGTATTTTTAACTTAAGTAAAATTTACGAGCAAATTGATTATAACGCAGACTTGCGTAATACTAATACTATAACACGCGGTAGTTTTCAATGGGAAAACGGTATTCAAGACACTAGAGTTATATTTTTACCTAACCCAAGTGGCAGATTTTTAGTCTCTTGGGTGCCTGGTGCGAATCTACAAAACAGAGTGTTACTTAAAAACGGTATTAAATACCCAGGCAATGAGCACATTGGTGCATTTGGGTGTGATAGTTACGATATTTCAGGAACGACTGATGGCAGGGGCTCAAAAGGTGCATTACACGGGTTAACTAAATTTACGATGGAAGATGCACCGCCTAGTACATTTTTTTTAGAATATATTGCTAGGCCTCAAACTGCTGAGATATTCTTTGAAGACGTGCTTATGGCTTGCGTCTTTTATGGAATGCCAATACTTGCCGAGAATAACAAACCTAGGTTACTGTATCATTTTAAAAGAAGAGGATATAGAGGTTATTCGATGAACCGACCTGACAGATTATGGAATAAACTTTCTGTAACTGAACGAGAGATTGGGGGTATACCTAACTCATCGATGGATATGAAGCAAGCGCACGCCGCTGCAATTGAGATGTACATTGAAAAGCATGTAGGACTGCTTGAAGATGGCTCTTACGGCACAATGTATTTTAACGATACACTTAATGATTGGTCTAAGTTTGATATAAACAACCGTACTAAGCACGATGCTTCTATCAGTTCCGGGTTAGCAATTATGGCTTGCCATAAAGATTTGTATAGACCTATTGGCAAACAAGAGAAAACAAAACTAAACCTAACGATTGCTAGATACAGTCAAGACGGGTTCACTTCAAAAATAATAAAATAACAATATGGCTGATGCAGTTGTAAATAGTTTCTTCCCTAGCCAGGTAGCCAGCGACCAGGAAAAGATGTCGTATGAGTATGGCTTAAAGGTTGGGCGAGCTATTCAGAACGAGTGGTTTTCTAGCAACTCAGGTACAGTGCGCTTTAGAAGCAATCAGAATACATTCCATAATTTGCGATTGTATGCTCGTGGCGAACAAAGCATCCAAAAATATAAAGATGAATTGTCTATTAATGGTGATTTATCTTATTTGAACTTAGACTGGAAGCCTGTACCTATTCTGTCTAAGTTTGTAGATATTGTAGTTAACGGTATTGCAGACCGTTCTTTTGACGTTAAAGCATATTCACAAGATCCATACGGCGTAGCTAAGCGCACTAATTATATGGATTCTATTATTCGTGATATGCAAACCAAAGAGTTGAACGATTACGCACAACAAGCCTTTGGTATTAATCTTTACGAAAATGATCCTGCAGCATTGCCGGAATCAAAAGAGGAGCTAGAGTTGCATATGCAGCTAAGCTATAAGCAAGGTATTGAAATTGCAGAAGAAACAGCAATCAATACTTTACTTGCTGGAAATAACTACGACCTCATCAAAAAGCGTGTGTATTATGATATTGCAACACTAGGAATTGGTGCTGTAAAAAATTATTTTAATGCAGCTGAAGGGGTTAAGGTTGAATACGTTGACCCAGCTAATATGGTTTATTCTTATACTGAATCGCCATATTTTGAAGATATTTATTATGTTGGTGAAGTTAAATGGGTACCAATTAATGAGCTTAAAAAGCAATTCCCCGGCTTAACAAACGACCAGCTAGAAGAAATTTCTCAGCAAGGCACACATAATTATAACAATTCATTAGATCAGGCATTGTTAAACCACGATGCTCGTGATTCCAACACCGTTCAAATTTTGTATTTCAACTACAAAACGTACATGAACGAAGTGTATAAAACTAAAAAGACTGCAACGGGTGCTGAAAAAGCTATTGAAAGAGACGACCAATATAATCCACCTGCAGACTCCGAAGAATTTGGCAAGCTATCTCGCTCATTAGAAGTATTGTACGAAGGTGCACTTGTGCTTGGTACAAATATTTTGTTGAAGTGGGAAGTAGCTAAAAATATGATTCGTCCTAAGAGCGACCATACTAAAGTTAAAATGAACTATAGTATTGTAGCTCCACGTATGTATAAAGGACGTATTGAATCAATTGTAAGTCGTTGTACCGGGTTTGCTGATATGATTCAGCTTACTCACCTTAAAATGCAACAGGTGCTGTCTAAAATGATGCCTGATGGTGTTTACTTAGATGCAGATGGTCTTGCTGAAATTGATTTAGGTAACGGAACAAACTATAACCCGCAAGAAGCACTTAACATGTTCTTCCAAACGGGTTCTGTTATTGGTCGTTCTTTTACACAAGAAGGTGATATGAACCCAGGTAAAGTGCCTATTCAGCCTTTACAAACTGGTGCGGGTGGTCAAAAGCTACAAACGCTTATTCAAACATACAACTATTACTTGCAGATGATTCGTGACGTAACGGGTCTTAATGAAGCACGTGACGGTTCTATGCCTGATTCAAGAGCTTTAGTTGGTGTACAAAAACTTGCAGCTGCAAACTCAAACACAGCAACACGTCATATTCTTGATGCCGGTTTATTCTTAACTGCTGAAACTGCAGAAGCATTATCACTTCGCATTTCAGATGTTATTGAATACTCGCCAGCTAAAGAAGCATTTATCCAGAAAATTGGTGGGTTTAATGTGGCTACACTTGAAGAACTTACTGATTTGCATTTGTACGACTTTGGTATCTTTATTGAGCTTACACCGGACGAAGAAGAAAAAGGATTGCTTGAAAACAATATTCAAACAGCTTTATCAGCCGGTCTTATTGATTTAGAAGATGCAATAGATATTCGCGAGGTTAAAAATATTAAGCTTGCTAATCAGCTATTAAAACTTCGTCGCAGAAAGAAATCTCAACGCGACCAAGAAATGCAACAAGCTAATATTCAGGCACAAGCGCAAGCAAATGCACAGGCACAACAAGTTGCTGCTCAAGCTGAAGTGCAAAAAGACCAAGCGTTGTTCCAAACTAAAGCACAACTTGAACAACTTAAAGGCCAACTTGAACAGCAAAAAATGCAAGCTGAGGTTGCCGCTAAGAAAGAGCTTATGGCTCTTGAGTTCCAATACAATATGCAACTTAAAGGCATTGAGGTTGAGGGACAAAAACAAAAAGAAAAACAAAAAGAGGACCGGAAAGATGAGCGCACCAAACTACAAGCTTCTCAACAAAGCGAGTTAATCGATCAGCGTCAAAATCAATCTGGTCCCAAAAACTTCGAATCCTCTGGAAATGATATACTTGGCGGTGGGTTCGGTTTAGGTACGTTCGAACCTAAGTAATAATAACAACATATAATTATATAATATTTTATCATGAGTGAAGAAACTAATCAGGTTGCTAGCGTCGATGACGATGGTACCATTAAACTAGATTTGCGACAAAATGCCGTTCAAGAGCAAAGCACAGATGAGGTTTCTGTACGCGACGAATCCGAAGTTAGCGGAGGAGTATCAGAGCAAAACATCGAAGAAACAAATGCAGAACCTGCCGGAGAAGAAGAGCCCATTCAAAATGAAGAGCCCTCTGATGATGTGCAGCCAGCACAAGAAGTAGAGCCTGTATTACAGGAAATTACAGACGAAGAGGTTGAGACAGCTGCATATCAGCTCGATGAACAAATTGAGGAAGCAATAGCTGAACAAAAAGAAACTGGTATTGAATTGCCAGAAAACATTCAGAAGGTTGTTGACTTTATGAATGAAACGGGTGGAAGCCTAGAAGATTATGTTCGCCTTAATACAGATTATGCATCGTTAAATGAAGATGCTTTACTGCGCGAATATTACGAGGCTAAAAATCCACACTTAGATAAAGAAGACATTGACTTCTTATTAAGTGACAAATTTGCTTACGACGAAGAACTTGACGACGAACGTGAAATTCGTCTTAAAAAGCTTGAAAGAAAACAAGCATTGTTGGAAGCTAAGAATTATTTAGACGGATTAAAGTCTAAATATTATGAAGAAATTAAAGCGGGTTCAAAATTAAACCCCGAACAGCAAAAAGCGGTTGAGTTTTTTAACCGCTATAATAAAGAGAGTGCAGAGGCTGCTAAAATTGCAGAACAACAAGCACGGAGATTTAAAGCTGAAAGCGAGAAAGTCTTTAGTGATAACTTCGAAGGTTTCGATTATCAAGTTGGAGACAAAAAGTACCGCTTCCGCGTTAAAAATCCTGCTGAGGTTAAGGAAACTCAGGGCGACATTAACAACTTTGTCAAGAAGTTCTTGAATGAAAAGGGGGAAATGTCAAATGCCAAGGGCTACCATAAATCGCTGTTCACAGCAATGAATGCCGATCAAGTTGCGCAACACTTTTATGAGCAAGGCAAAGCTGATGCTCTAAAAGAAAGTATGGCAAAGTCAAAGAACGTAGATATGAGCCCGAGAGGGGTTCATGAAGGAGTTACGGCATCTAATGGCTGGACCATTCGCGCGATTGATGCGGGACAAAGCGCTTCT